GCATGCGCTCGCTTCCTCGAAGCGCAGGGCCTCGGATATGTCAGGCCGCTCGAAAGCGATGGCACGGTGTTCTGGGCGCTCTATGACGATTGCGGGCGCGCTCTTATCGCCAGCACCAACCGGTCATCGACGTTCTTCTACGCCGCGGCAAACGATATCCAGATCAGGATGGTGAATTGATGCCCCTGCTGCTTTACCTCGCCGTCACACTGGCCGTCTCCGATCTGCCTCGCCTCATCCCTGATGTTCCCAAGGTCCCCACGCCGTGGGTGGAGCAAGGCAACAGGCGGGCAAGACGGCGTCAGGCTTCGAACAAGGCGATCTGACATGCACGGTGCAGTCATCCTCCTCGCGCTCCTCATGATGGCCTTGAGCGCCCTCGCAAGGCAGGAGCAGGTCAAGCCCAGCATCGACATCAACCCAGACCGCGAGCCGATCGCCGCCCAGGATGCCGTCGTGCCATGCCTCAGACGAGAGCCGGTGGATTTCACCTGGTTCCTCCGGGATGAATACGGCAACCTGATCGCCGTCACGGGCAAGACCGTAAGGCTGCGGTGTTAGAAAATTCATCCCGGCCTCTGCGCCCTAAACAGAAATGATTTTGCGCGTGATGCCATGCCAGTCCTAGACAATCAGCGGCACGAGGTGTTCGCGCAGGCTCTTGCAAAGGGTCTGAGCCAAGACGCGGCCTATGCGGAGGCCGGGTTCAAGCCGCACCGGCAGAACGCATCAAGGCTGATGACAAATGATGCCGTGCGGCGGCGGGTCAATGAGATCCAGTCGAAGGCCGTCAAAAAGGCCGAGATCACCGTCCAGAGCCTCGCTGACGAGCTTGAAGAGGCTCGGGCTATCGCACTAGCAGAAAAGCAGTCCAGCGCCGCTGTGAGCGCCACAATGGGCAAGGCAAAACTCTTCGGTCTGGGGAGCGAGAACCGCCGGATCTCCGGAACCATTCAGGTGGTGCAGGTCACCGCCAAGCAACTGGAAGCGCTGACAGACGATGAACTTGCATCTCTCGAAGCCGCATATCCCGTTCTCCAGAAGCTCGGGCTTATTGGAGGCGATAGCCCAGCAGCGCCAGACGCGGGAAGCGCAGAGGAATCTTGACCGGGACATTGAGCGGTCCAGTGTATCGCTCTCGTCCTTCACCAAGGCAGCCTGGCATGTTCTGGAGCCTGGGCAGCAGTATCGGCATGGCTGGCACCTCGACGCCATCAGCGACCACCTGGAGGCTGTAAGCACCGGGGACATCCTCCGGCTTCTGATCAACATCCCGCCAGGCACGATGAAGTCGATGTCCGTTGGTGTCATGTGGCCGGCATGGGAGTGGGGTCCGAAGGGCATGCCGTTCCTGCGGTATCTCGGAACGTCGCACAGTTTACCCCTCGCGATCCGCGATAACCTCAAGATGCGCCGGCTGATCACGTCGGAGTGGTATCAGGAGCGCTGGGGCAGGCAGGTCGAGCTCACCAGCGACCAGAACGCCAAGACGAAGTTCGAGAACACAGCCACCGGCTTCCGCGAGGCGATGGCCTTCACGGGCCTGACTGGCTCCCGCGGCGACCGCGTGCTGATCGATGATCCGCTGTCGGTGGACGGCGCGAGCTCGGATGCAGAGCGCGAGGGTGTCAACTCGACCTTCCGCGAATCCGTCCCCACTCGACTGAACAACCCGGATCGGTCGGCCATCGTCGTCGTGATGCAGAGATTGCACGAGGACGACGTCTCCGGCCTGATCATGGCGAACGACTTCGGTTACGAGCATCTGATGCTCCCGATGGAGTTCGAGCCGGAGCGCAAGTGCTACACCTCAATCGGGTTTGAGGACCCGCGCAAGGTGGACGGAGAGCTTCTGTTCCCCGAACGCTTCCCCCGTGAGGTGGTCGAGCGCGACAAGAAGGTCATGGATGCCTACGCGGTTGCTGGTCAGTTCCAGCAGCGGCCGGCGCCTCGTGAGGGTGGCCTGTTTAAGGCTTCCTGGCTTCGGCCGTGCCTGATGAAGGATCTGCCGGCCAAGGAGACGCTGTCGATCTATGGCGGCTCCGACTATGCGGTGACGGCCAATGGCGGCGACTACACGGTTCACGGTGCGCTCGGTCTCGACCCGCTCGGGCGAATGTGGCTCCTCGACGTATGGCGCAAGCAAACTGCCTCTGATGAATGGATCGAGGCCTTCTGTGACATGGTCCTGGAATGGAAGCCGTCGGCGTGGGCCGAGGAGACCGGCCAGATCAGGTCCGGCATCGGGCCGCACCGTGATCGCCGGATGCGCGAGCGCCGTGCGTGGGTGGTCACTGAGGCATTCCCGACGAGAGGCGACAAGGCGATCCGGGCGCAGTCCATTCGCGGACGCATGGCGCTCGACGGGCTCTACGTCCCGACCGACGCGCCTTGGTACGAGAAGTTCGTGTCCGAGCTGCTGACGTTCCCCGCCGGCAAGAACGACGACCAGGTGGATATGCTCGGCCTCATCGGCCAGTTGCTGGACAAGATGTGGCAGCACACTGCCAATGCCCAGCCTGCAGGGCCGAAGAAGCCAGACGACTACCGAACGCACCGCCCCGCCGAGTCCGATAACGACTGGATCACCTACTGAGGAGCCAACCATGCCCGCAACGAACCCATACGGCGCAGACATCAACGTGCTCGGCCCGGCCTCCAATGCTGCGGAGATCACGCCGAACGACAGCACTGACATCGGCCACGTCTCGCGTGCGCTCTATGTCGGCGCCGGCGGCACGATGAAGGTCACGATGCGCGGTGGCCAGAGCGTCACCATCACCGTTGAGGCTGGGCTCCACCCGTTGGCTGTCTCGCGTGTCTGGGCAACCGGCACGACCGCAACCGGCATTGTGGCTGTCTGGTAATGCAGATCGGGATCGGGCTCTCTATCGGAGGCGCTTCTGCCCTCAGCGTTGGCTTACCTCCTCTCCTTGTTGACGATTTCGAAGGGGCAGTCGCGGCCATATCCGGACGCGAACCGAATGTCGGCCCTGACTGGTCCGTTACGGGTGCTGCAGCCAGTGGCGTCGTTGCTGGCGGCGGGCAGATGTACAATGCGACAGACGTGGCCGGCGTCTACTATTCAGTCTCTGCTCTTCAAGAGCAGCCCAAGGAAATTGGCTGTCGGTTCTTGATGACCGACCTGTATGTCGCGATGCGGCTTGGCGGGACATTTGAGGCTGGAAAGCTCCTCGCCATTCAGGTGCTGCCCAGCGGCGTTGCGGATGCATCCTATACCCAAATCAACTACACGACGCAGGCAGGCGACCTGACGCTTTCTGGTGTTGCGACGGCCTATGCCACCGTCATCAATGCGAATGCAGCGATGATCGCCGCCGGCATCACGGCAACCGCGGTGGGGCAGGACATCCAACTGCGCGCTACCAACAGCCCGCGCATCAGGACGGTGTTCGCCACCTCTCCGGTCACGGCCTCAACGACCAATTCATTCTGCCCGACGCTTGCGTGCTATCCGACCGGCCAAAACTTCCTCACTGGGATGGTTCATTTCCGGCTCGATGCCAGCGGTTACCCGGACTGGACAGTCTTCAACAGCTCGGCGCTGACGCTTTCCAGCATCACGCGCAACCACTTCAAGGGCATGCAGATTGATACCGAATACACCTATCGGTGCGTGCTCGACGGCGAGGACATCTCCGGTGGCGTGTGGGACAGCAACGGCGATGCGGTCTGCACGGTCTCCGGGTCAGATAGCCGCATTCCTGGCTGGTCGGGCGCCTCTGCCTTCTGGGAGGGCGGTGATAGCCGGCTCCGCTACAAGCGAGCCTGGGCAGCCCGCAGAGCCAACCAGACCGGCTAGACCTCATATCCTGATCATACCCCCACAACGCCCATGAATGGATGACGCGCTGATGCTCGCAAATCAAACCGGCTATTCTCAGGGTAGCAACGGCGGCACAGGTGCGGCCTCGACCGGTGGCGACGAACACGCGACCCGCAAGAAGGAATACCTGGCCTACCTCGAGCAGAAGACCGAGGAAATCAAGGAGCAGCAGGAAGCGCGCCGGTATTACCATGGCGCCCAGTTGACGGAGAAGCAGCGGAAGGCCTTGCGCGACCGCCTGCAGCCAGAGGTGATCTACAACCGCGTCGGGCGCAAGATCAATGCAGTGGTCGGACTGTTGGAACGCCAGCGGCAGGATCCGCGCGGCTTTCCACGCACGCCGAAGCACGAGGAAGGTGCAGAGATCGCGACCGCGGTCCTCCGCTTCGTCTGCGATGAACAGGAATGGACTACCAAGTCCCCGATCTGCGGGATGGATGGCGCCGTTGACGGTCTGTCGGGCATTGAGCTGATGCTGAGCCGCAACCCGGACGGCGGGATCGAGGTCGGGTTCGAAACGGTTGACCCGTCGTCGTTCTTCTACGACCCGCGTTCGCTCAAGATGGACTTCTCCGACGCCCGTTTCATGGGCGTTGGCAAGTGGGTCGATGTCGAAGCCGCGATCGAGATGTTCCCGGACAAGGAAGAGGAGCTGCGGAACTCGCTTCAGGCCGGCTCCGAGCTGACCAGCAATCCCGACACCGACAACAAGTGGATTTCCACGGGCGACAAGGGCACCAGGGTTCGCATCATCGACCATTACTACCGCAAGGGCGGGGAATGGCGTTATTGCGTCTACACGGGCGCTACGGTCCTTGCTGAGGGCATCTCTCCGTTCAAGGACGAGAAGAAGCGTACCATCTGCAAGTTCATCATGTATTCGGCCAACGTCGACCATGAGGGCGATCGCTACGGGTTCGTGCGCAACATGCGCTCCAGCCAGGACGAGATCAACCAGCGTCGCTCGAAGGGGCTACACATCCTCAATAGCCGCCGGATGATCGCAGCGTCCAATGATGGCAAGGACATCGAGCGCATTCGCAGGGAAGCCGCGCGTCCCGATGGCGTGATCCAGTATCCTCCCGGCACCGAGCCGCCGCAGTTCGATGACGGTGCCAAGGGGCAGGAGCTTCAGGGGCAGCTCGCCTTCCTCGAAGACGCCAAGAACGAGATCGAGAACTATGGCTTCAACCCGGCCCTGATGGGGCAGGGCGTGGACAAGCTCTCCGGCCGCGCCATGCAGATCCAGCAGCAGGCCGGCATAGCAGAGCTTGGCCCGTATCTTCTGGCCTTCAAGGGCTGGAAGCTTCGCGTCTACCGGGCGATCTGGAACGCCGTGCAGCAGTTCTGGGAAGGCGAGAAGTGGATCCGCGTCACCGACGACGAGGGCATGGCGCAGTTCTTCGCCGTGAACCAGTTGGCGATCGACCCGCGCACCGGCCAGCCGACGCTCATGAACGCCCTCGGCGCGCTCGACGTGGATATCATCATCGATGAGGGCCCAGACACCATCAACATGCAGCAGGACGCCTACGACACGCTGTCGATCATGGCGACGAAGGGTCAGAACGTCCCGCCGCAGTTGCTGATCGAGCTTTCGCCGCTTCAGGGCAACGTCAAGAAGAAGGCGATGCAGATCCTGGAGAAGGCGCAGCAGCAGGCCGCGCAGCCGAACCCGATGGTTCAGGCAGGCATGGAAGCCGAGGTCATGGAAACCCGCGCTTCGGCTCTACTCAAGGAATCCCAGGCCCTCAAAGCTCAGGCAGACGCACGCGCCGCCGGCATGCCGCAGGGCCAGCCACAGCAGGGGCCGACAGACATCGACGTTGCCAAGGCGCTTGCCGAGATCCGCAACAAGGACGCCTCCACCGCCAAGCTCTACGCCGAGACGGATCGAACCGTTGTCGAGACGCAGATGAAGCCGCTGGAGATGCGCAACGACCAGATCGAGGCTGAGCGCAGCCGCGAAGAGAGATTCGCCTTCAAGACGGCCGACATCACCCGGGACCGGGAAATGTCGCGCCAGAATGCAGGCGCATAGGGGCCGCCTCCCTAAAGGGCGATCACGGCAGCTTGTCCGGGAATTCAAGCAAGAGTGCCGCCGACTGAGACGGGCGAACAGCCGCCGCCGGGCACCGGGCGATTCGTGACTCCCACGACATTGGAGATTGAAATGGCCGATATTAACTCGGAACTGGATGCAATTCTGTCTGACGATGGCTCGACCGCCTCGACGGACACCACGACGCAGGTAGTGGAAACACCGCCTGTCGAAGCCACCACTCAGCCGCGAGATGAAACGGGCAAGTTCGCACCGAAGCCGGGGGATATCCCGGCCGTTGCCGAGCCTGTCATCGACGCCCACCAGCAGCCCGACAAGCCGAACAATGGTGTTCCGGTTCGCGCTGTTCAGGAGGAGCGCCAGAAGCGTCAGGAAGCCGAGGCCAGCGCCGAAGCTCTCCGTCGCGAGATCGCGGAACTTCGCGGCATGGTCCAGGCACGGAACCAGCCCGCGCCGCCGAAGCAGGAACAGCAGGCACCCGCCACCATCTGGGATGATCCCGATGGGTTCCTGAAAAGCCAGCTCACGCCGATGCAGAGCCAGATGATGGAGATGAAGGAATTCATGTCCGAGAACCTGGCCGTGCAGACCTATGGCGAGGAGAAGGTGAACGCGGCGAAACAGGCCATCGAACAGGCAGCCCGCACGCCGGAAGGCCAGCAGGTGATCCAGAAGATGATGCAGTCGCGTCATCCGTTTGATGATCTCGTGAAGTGGCACAAGCAGCAGGAGACCATGCAGCGCGTCGGCAGCGACCCGGACGCATGGCTCGAGGCTGAAATGGAGAAGCGTCTCGCGGATCCCGTCTATCAGGCGAAGGTTCTCGAGCGCATTCGAGGAACAGCAGCATCCAACACCGATCGGTCGAACCCTGCAATCAGCCTGCCCCCATCTCTCAGCGGTCTTCCGGCCGGCGGCAATACCGCCCCCGCCGCGGACATGAGCGATGCGGCCTTGTTCAGCAACGCCCTGCGGTAGCCTCTGACAGGCGCCGCCCGTCTCAGAAGGAAATCCACCCATGTCCGTCACTACGGTTCAGGACAACAACAAGCTGGTCAAATACACGACCGAGCTCAACCGCGAATACATCCGCGAAAACATGTTCTCGCCCTACATGGGTCAGGACATCAACGCCATCATCCGCATTCGGCAGGAGCTGAAGTCGGGCGGCGAGCAGATGAACATCCCGCTCGTCACCAAGCTTTCGGGCCAGGGTGTCGGTTCCGGGACCCTCGTCGGCAACGAAGAGGCGATCGACAACTACGGCATGCGCCTTTGGATCGACTGGGCACGCCACGCCGTCACCACCAAGAAGAACGAAGTTCACAAGGACTCCGCCGATATCTTCGGGGAAGCCAAGCCGCTTCTTTCGGACTGGGGCAAGGAGCGCCAGCGTGACGACCTGATCGAAGCCTTCATGTCGCTGCCCGCCGAAACGGCCCCTGCCGGTCTCGGCAGCGCCAACGGCGACACCATCAACGGCATCCGCTACGAGGCCGCGACGGCTGCGCAGCGCAACACCTGGAACGCGGCCAACTCCGACCGTGTTCTCTATGGCTCGGCGGCGGGCAACTACAACGCGACCCATGCAACCGCCCTGGCGACGATCGACACGACCGCCGACAAGGCCAGCTTCGCGCAGATCACTCTGGCCAAGCGCCGGATGAAGCTCGCGAGCCCGCGCATTCGCCCCTACAAGACCCGTGACGGCTACGAGTATTTCGTCGCCTTCGCCGGTTCGAATGCGTTCCGCGACTACAAGAACGACGCCACGATCATCGCCCTCAACAAGGATGCCCGCGCCCGCGAAGGCAACGGCATGGACAAGAACCCGCTGTTCCAGGACGGCGATCTGCTCGTTGATGGCGTGATCATCCGCGAAGTGCCGGAAATCTCGACCTATGTCGATGATGTCTGGACCTCGCTCCTGACTGCCGGCGCATCGTCCTCGCGCGTCGAGCCGGTGTTCGTCTGCGGCCAGCAGGCAGCCGTTCTCGGCTGGGGTCAGATGGCCAAGCCCACCTTCCGCAAGGAAGACGACTATGGCTTCGTCATGGGCGTCGGCACTGAAATGGCCTTCGGCGTCTCGAAGATGTTCAAGAAGCATCCGATGGACGGCTCCGACCTGAAGCAGTGGGGCATGCTCACCGCGTTCGTTTCGGCTTCCGCCGACGCGTAACCATGGCTCGGGGCGGCTTCGGTCGCCCCTTCCTCCCTCAATCTCAATCATCACTTCGAAGGAGTTAGGGCCATGGGCCTCAACCGTGAAATGCCCGCCCGCAATGACGGGTACCAGGACATCCAGTATCTCCGCAAGAACATCACGTTCGCCGACAATGGCGTGGTTCTCAAGGTCGGCACTCTGCCGGCCGGCGCCGTCATCGCCAAGGCAATCTCCGGGGTCAACGTCTCGACTGTCTTCAATGCCGGCACGACCAACGTGCTCGACATCGGAACGGCTGCTGATGGTGACCTCTTCGCCACCGACCTGGCGCTCGGCACCGCGGGCTTCATCCCGCTTGACGAGGCCGTCAGCATGGATGTGGCTGTCGATACCGAAATCACCGCAACCGTTGCCCTCTCCGGCACGGCGGCAACAACCGGCGTCGGCCAGGTGGTGATCGCCTACTACCTGCCGAACTGAGGAGGGCATCATGCCTGAAGTGAGATATCTCGGTGAACCGGACGGCACCCGCGACACCACGCAGTATGGCTACGTCTTCGAAGACGGGAAGCCCGTCGACGTGACGGATGCCCAGCACCTCGCCAAGTTCCGGGGAAACCGGTTCTTCGAGGTGAATGAAAAGGCACCGCAGGAAGGCGTCGGATCTTCTGGTCTGAAGGCTATTCACATCGCTGGTGGGCGCTTCGTCATCAAGCGCGGTGACGATGTGATCAAGCAGGGCCTGAATAAGGCCGACGCCGACGCATTCAACGCTTTGTCCGATGAGGACAAGGTCGAATACGTCAAGGACTGATCGAAAAGGAGGGCCGCGGCCATGACAAAGACCCGTCAAGAGTTGATCGCCGCGACCCTCGCACTCCTGCAGGCCGATGGCGGCGCAGGACAGAGCCCAGAGCCGGAAGACGTTGAAGTCATCGAAAAGATGATCGACAGCAAGCTTGCCGAACTGGACCGGCGCGACATCGCAGCATTCCCCGACAAGAACAAGTTTGCGGATGAGTTTCTGGACCCGCTGTCAACGATCCTCGCCAACGCCGCGGCGCCGCAGTTCGGCCAGCCGCGCAACTACGACTCCCAGGCGGCGGCAGAGAACATCCTGCGGGCATTGAAGCCCAGCTCCTACACTGGCAGCGTCCTCGCAGTGGATTATTTCTGAGCCATGGCCGAAATCATTCTCCCCACCAGCACGGCGCCCGGTGCGCGCCCCGGCGAGGGTTCCGGCCGGCTGATCAACGCCTATGCCGAGAAGCTGGACGCTGGAGCGCGCAAGACGTTCGCCCGCCGACGCGTTCCCGGCCTCCGTCTCCTCGCCACCACCGACTTTATCGGCTGCCGCGGGATGCACTTCTACAACGGCAACCTCTATGTGGCGCAGGCCGAACGCCTCGTGCGTGTCAACAAGGTTGGCGCGCTCTTCGTCGTGACGGATATCGGGGACCTGCCGGGTGAGGGCCGGGTGATGTTCGCCCGCAACAACAAGGCGCCCGTCAACGACCTGCTGTGCCTCACGGAAAACGACGTTTATGTGATCGACCCGGATCTGGCGCCGGAAAGCCTTGATGATGGTGACCTGCCGCAGGCCATCTCTCTCGACTTCATCGACGGGTATTTCGTCTTCGGCATCCGGGACGGGCGGTTCTTCACCTCCGGCATCAACGACACGACCATTTCGGCGCTCGACTTCGCCAAGGCGGAAAGCCGGCCCGGCGGCATCTATCGCGCCATCGTATTCGGCCAGCTGCTCTACCTCTGTGGGCTCTCCACGATCGAAGTCTGGCAGAATTCCGGCAACCCTACCGGATCACCGTTCTCGCGCGCTGCGGTCATTCCTCGTGGCGTAGCGGGCACCTATGCGATCGGTGGGGCTGAGTATGGTTTCTCTGCCCTGATCTTCGTCGGGGATGACAACGGGGTCTATCGCCTCGATGGTGGTTACCAGCCGGTGAAGGTCTCGACGCCAGACCTCGATCGCCTGATTGAAGCGGTCGCGGACAAGGAAACGATCGACGTGACGGTTTCGGTCACCTCCGGCCACATGTGGGCCACGGTGACCGGGCCGACGTTCTCCTGGGTCTATGAACTGGCGACCGGCTTCTGGCATGAGCGCCAGAGCTACATGTCGAACCGCTGGCGCGCCGTTTGCTCCTGCCAGGCGTTCGGCGGGTGGGTCGTTGGTGACCGCGAGACTGGCAAGGTCTGGCTGATCGATGCGAATGAAGCGACCGAAGGCGGCGACCCGCTGACGCAGACGATCATTTCGCTGCCGGCGCATGACTTCCCGAACCGGACAGCGGTTCCGAGAGCCGATTTCGATGTGATCGTTGGCCAGGGCCTCGTCGCCGGCCAGCAGCCGATCGAGACGGACCCTGTCTGCATGATCTCGTGGTCCGATGATGGCGGCAACTCGTTCGGCACGCCTCTGAAGCGCCAACTTGGCCGGCTGGCGGAGCACAAGCGCACCGTCACGGTCAACCGGACAGGAACGACAACCCGCTATGGCCGGGTGTGGAAGATCGAGGTCGCTGACCCGGTCTTCTGCTCATGGCTCGGCGGATCGATGGATGCAAGCCCGAGGGCGAAGTGATGGCAAGCAATCTCGGGCCGGTACCGCCCATCCCACCGGTTCAGCAGCCACTCATCAACCCGGCAGGCGGGACCATCGACAAGGACTGGTACCTGTTTCTGAAGAGCCTCTATGAGCACGTCCGCGAGATCGAGACGCGCCTTGATGACCACGATGCCCGCATCACCGATCTGGAGACACCATAATGGGATTTTTGAGCGGCCTCATGGGGGGCGATGTCGGCAAGAAGCAGATCGGCGCCTACAAGACGAACCAGGGCCTGATCGACACCTTCCGCACGCAAGGCAACGAGATCATCGACACGGGCGAACAGCAGTCCGCAGGAGCGTTGGACTCCGCGATCGGTGCCTATCAGCCATGGGTCGATGCAGGCACTGGCGCGCTCGGCACGTATCAGGACGCGATCGGCCTCAATGGCTCCGAAGGCAACGCGCGCGCGACCGGAGCATTCCAGACCGGCCCCGGCTATCAGTTCGCCATGGATCAGGGCACACAAGCCGCCCTGCGCGGTGCGAGCGCCGGGGGCATGCTCAACAGCGGCAACACGCTGACGGCTCTCACGGAGTTCGGGCAGGGCCTTGCTGATCAGGAATATGGCTCCTGGCTCGATCGGCTGAACAATCTGTCCGGACAGGGCATGCAGGGCGCAGGCGGTCAAGCGCAGGGCTACGGCGCGAAGGCTGATCTCTACCAGACCGGCACAGGCAATCGCCTAGGGCTCGAAAGCGAAGTCCTCGGCGGCACGATGGACATCAACAACAACATCGCCAAGATCCAGGACCAGCAGTCGGCCAATAAGAGCGGCTTCTTCGGCAAGCTTCTCGGCGGCGCGGTCAGCATGGGCACCAAGGCGCTGACGGGAGGCCTGTTCTAATGGTCGGTTACATCGCCAGCCTTCGCCAGAACGAACCGCGCATTCCAGCCGTCGACACGTCGTGGGTGGACTCGATCGCCCAGTCTGGCGGCAGCCTCATGGAAGAGCTTGGCGCCCGGAAGTCCTATGGCGCGCTCGCTGATCGCATTGGTGGCGCTCCAGCCCCCGCAGCGCCTCAGCAGGGCGGTTTTCTGTCCCGGTTGATGGGTGGTGGCCAGCAGCAGGCCCAGCCGCGTCAGGCGGCTCCCATGACGGCACCTGTCCAGCCGGTGCAGCGCCAGTCGATCGCGCAAGGTCTCGCCTCTGACCCTGTGCAGTCGGTGATGGATGCCGCACCTGCGACCGGCGCGAAAAGCGCCAGCCAGGCAGCGGGCGTCCCGGAGCAGGTCGGGCAGCAGAACCCGATGGAACTGGCAAAGTCGCTGGTTGGCAAAGGCGAGATTCCTGATCGCGATGTCATCAAGGAATTCCTCAGCAACGGCGGCGTGAACCTCGATCCGGCGACGACGGCATGGTGCGCCGCTTACGTAAATTCGACGTTGGCGCAGTCTGGGTACAAGGGCACCGGCTCGAATATGGCTCGGTCTTTCCTGAATTACGGTGAGCCCGTTGACCAGCCACAGCAGGGGGATCTTGCTGTCTTCTCCCGCGGCGACCCTAACGGCCCGTATGGGCACGTCGGTTTCTTCGATGGTCGGAATGAGGACGGCACTGTGCGCGTGCTCGGCGGCAATCAGGGAGACGCGGTCTCCTACTCCAATTACCCGGAAGACCGCTTGCTCGGGTATCGCAGGCCCGTAGCCGGGGAAGGCGGCGGAGCTCCATCGGCTGTGAACGCTATGGCCGAAGGTGGCCGCGCGCCCGTGCAGACCGCAGACGCATCGGGCGGCATGATCGCCCCCGGCGTGACCCCGGTCCAGCGCGGCGGCGTCAAGCCGGAAGATATCCAGTTTCTTCTCCGCGACCCGAACCTTCGTGACGTCGGCGTGAAGCTGTGGGCAGCCAATGCACAGGGGCAGGACCCGGCGGAGCCGTGGCAGTTCATCAACCTCCCCGATGGCACGCTTGCTCGAGCAAACCAGCAGACGGGCGCCGTGGAGCGGCTGGGGAGCTTTGCGAAGCCGCAGGAACCTCGCGGCCTGATCAATGCCGGTGATGGCCGGCTCTACAACCAGGACAGCGGCGAATGGATCACCGCGCCCGGATCCGGTGAACCAGAGTTTCGCCGTGCAACGCCTGAAGAAGCAGCCCAGTATGGCGCCGCAGGCGGGCAGATCAGCCGCGACGGCCGGTTCTACCCGATCAACCCTCCTTCGGGCTTGAGCGTCACGACCAACCCGGACGGCACAACTTCCGTGGTCCAAGGCCCTGGCGCTGGCAAAGCGTTCACCGAAGGCCAGAGCAAGGATAACGTCTACTCGACCCGTGCGCGCGGCGCTCTGCCGACCGCGGACGAATACGCCGACTACCTTGCCGACTATGGCAATTCGCTGCTCGACAACGACCCGACCGGGATTGCGCGAGGCGCGCTGCAGAACCCTGACTATCAGGTGGCAAGAACGGCTGCAGACGAGTTCCTTCAGGCAATCCTCCGCAAGGATACCGGTGCCGCGATCACCGAACAGGAACAGATCCTCTATGGCCGGACGTATTTCCCGGTCCCGGGCGATGACCAGAAGGTGAGAGCCTACAAGAGGGAAGCTCGTCAGCGCGCGGTCGCTGCGATTGAGGCGGGTATGACGCCTGCGCAGATCGTGGCTCAGGAGCGCGCGCTGGCCAAGTCTGCCGGCGTGGATCTCTCGTCCAGCAAGAAGCAGAGCCAGCCCGCCGCCGCGCCGCCGCCGGGCACCATCGAAGACGGTTATCGCTTCAAGGGCGGCAACCCATCTGATCCAAACAGCTGGGAGCCAGCGAACTGATGGCCGGACCTTGGGAAAAATACGCCCCGGCGCCTCAACCCGCGTCGGGTGCGAAGCCATGGGAAAAGTACGCTTCCCCGCAGGGCGCCGCTGGACCGGCTGCCCCGCAGGAAGAGGCAAAGCCGAAGACCTATCGCGGACTTGTCGTGCCCTATGAGCAGAACGAGGAGACTGGTGAATGGAACTTCGCAGTGCCGCGCCTGGTGGAAAACCTCTACGAGGCTGCCAAGTCGGCAGTAACGGCGCCCGGGCGGGCCATGAGTGGCGAGCTGCAGGTGACCGGGCCGGATGGCCGCACTTCTCCCGAAGCGATTGGAGAGGCTGCAAACTTCGCCACTATCTTCGCGCCGGTATCGCCGGCCGCCGGCACAGGCAAGGCCGTAGCCGCGAACGCCGCGCCGGTCGCTCGTCCGGGTATGGAAAGCGCTGCCGCGGCTGAACGGCTGGGCGTTGATCTCCCACGCGCCGTCGCGAGCGATTCCGCGGTCGTCCAGCAGACCGGCAAGCTCCTGACGAACATCCCGATCGGCGGAACTCCTCTCCGCACGGCATCCCAGAAGGCCATCGGCCAGTTGGACGACGCAGCAACGCGCGTGCAGCAGGGATACGGACCTGGCAACGTCGCCAACGCTGGCGCCGCTGCCAAGCAGGGGATCACCACCTACGCGACCAAGACGCTCTCAGGCCGCGTAGATGACGCCTACAAGGCAGTTGACGACCTCGTGACCCAGAACGTCACTACGCCTCTGTCAAACACGGCAAAGACAGCGCTGGAGATCACCACCAGCCGGAAGAACGCAACGCTCCCGGAAAGCAAAGCCGCAGCCGTCGTGCGCGGCGCACTGGAGAAGCCGGAAGGCCTCAACTACCAGGGCATCAAGGATCTCCGCACCTCCGTTCGTGAGATGATGGACAATCCAAGCGTAGCGCCCGCTGAAGTCTCGCAAGGGGAGCTGAAGCGGATCTATGCCGCGCTGACGGCTGACCTGAAGGAGGCGGTAGGGCGTTCGGGCGGTAAGGCGGCAAGCGAGGCATTCGAGAAGGCCAACCAGCTTGCGGCAAAGACGGCCCGCGAACGGGAAGGCCTGAGCAAGATTTTGGGCAAGGATGCGTCGGACGAGCGGATATTCGACCGGATCGCAGCCATGGCAGCATCCAGCAGCCGTGGCGACCGTGTCGGGCTTGCCCGCGTCCGCGCGGCAGTCGAGCCCGGAACCTGGGACGATATCGCCTCTGGCGTTCTCTCCAAGCTTGGTCGGGACGCTGACGGCAACTTCTCCCCGAACAGGTTCATCACCGGCTACGGCAAGCTTTCTGCTGAAGGCAAAGGCGCGCTGTTCGGCGGGAAGAAGGAACTGGCGACGGCGCTGGACGACATTGCAACGGTTTCGCGCCAGTTCAAGACGCTCGACCAGTACGCCAACCCATCGGGCACCGGGCAGGCTGCAACCGGCGCGGCCTATCTCAGCGGCGTGTTCCTCGACCCTGTGACGGTGGTTGGCTCCATTGCCGGATCTCGGGTGATGTCTTCGCTCATGGCTCGTCCGGCAAGCGCCAAGGCATTGGCAGCCTATGCCAAGGCTTATCAGCGCCAGGCGACCAGCCCGAGCAAGGTTTCAAACCAGGCGCTGATAAACACGGCGCGCGCAGTGGCGGGCTTTATCGGCAATGAAACGGGTCAGAAGGGCTTGGCCCCGCAGATACTTCCCTCGATATCGCGGGTGCGACAGGTGCCAGCAGAGCAGGGGGGCGAAAATAACCGGATGCCAGAAGCTCAGAACGGCAGTGTAGACGACAAGCTTCGTATGCTTCCTGCGAACGAGATCTGAAATCATCCCCGCACCATGCCCTAAACCTCGAAGGAAATCCACATGGCCGGTTTCTGGAACCAAAGCCAGACACAGCTTTACGACCCGAACGGCAAGCCGATGATCGGGGCGAGGGCCTATTTCTACCTCGGCGGCACCACCACGCCGATCACTGTCTACAAGGCCTATGCCCTCGGATCGGTGAACGCCCATCAGAATCCGCTTGTGACGGACGGCTATGGCCGGTGGCCTTCGGTCTACTTTGACGAAGCGGATGGCTTCTTCCGCGTGCGTGTGACGGATCGCTTCGGCGTGATCGTCTACGACATCGACGGCATCCCGATCATTGGCCCGTCTGGCGAAGGCGGGGGCGGTGGCGACAATCCTGTTGATCCGGACGCAGTCATGAAAACCGGCGACCTGAAGGCCCGATACGACACCGGGTCTCTCAGCGGGTGGGTTCGCTGCAACGGTCGGACAATCGGCTCTGCCACGTCGGGCGGATCGGAGCGCGCCAATGCCGACACGCAGGCGCTGTTCGAACATCTGTGGAATGCCGATGCGGATCTGGTCGTCGTTGGTGGTCGTGGCGCCAACGCGCTGGCCGACTGGTCTGCAAACAAGCAGATCACTCTTCCTGATGCCAGGGGCCGCGCGCTGGTCGGCCTCGACACCATGGGCAATATTGCCGCCAACGTACTTTCGTCCGCAACCGCGATTGGCTGGACGGGCGGCGAAGAAGCCCACACGCTCACCGTCAACGAGATCCCGTCACATGGACACACCGGCACAACGGCGCCGGCCGGTATTCACAAGCACGTAATCCCGACGAACAACAACACCAACGCAGGCAGCGATGGTGTCCGCGGCGGCGACACGGGGCCAAACTACTTCACCGAAGAGACCATGGAGGCCGGGGATCACACGCACACTGTCACCGTTACGGGTACGGGTGGCGGACTCGGCCACAACAACGTCCAGCCATCCATGGCGATCACCCTCTATGTGAAGTTGTGACCATGTACGAAGCAATCCTGAACCCAATTTCGAACCGCGCCGATTGGATCGAAACAATCGAGCTGATCGATGATGAGACAGGGGAGGTCTTGACTGACCTTTCCGGGCTTTCTGCCTCCGTGGAGATCCGATCGCGGCAGCCCTATTGCCGGCGGCTTGGCGGAACCTCCAACGATGGCCGAATCATATTCACCGATGGCGGCGTGATCCAGTGGCATTTCACCGTTGAGGAGATGCGCTCTCTCGAGCCGGGGCTCTATCAACTCGGCTTTACGATCACCCGCGAAGATGTGACCGAACAGGAATTGATCGCGGCTCTGCCGATCATTGATGGAGTCGTCCGATGACCTTGAGCATGCGTTTTCTTCCACGGTACCCGTCACGGATTGTCGGTGCCGGCGGCATCACGACGGCCAGGAGCGGTCCCGATGTAGTGATCACTTCGGATTACGGCAGCCTCGTTCGCATCCCTGCGGTGGACAACGAAGCCACGACGTTCTTCAAGGTATGGAATCAGGACAACGATTCCTATTCGATCATGACGTTTGAGGACGTTATCGCGGCGATTGGTGACGTGACTGGCGTCATGGCTGTTGCCACATATGACCCGCAGGGCATCGGAGGGGATGCCTTCGCCCGCACCAACCACACTGGCGAACAGGCGATCTCGACTGTCACGGGGCTGCAACCGGCTCTTGACGCCAAGGCAGCCATCTCCACTGTGGATGGCAAGGTGGTCTATACCGTCAAGACCGGGGCGTACACGGCGCTTGCCGCCGACAATAACGCGGTTCTTCGCTTCACCGCTGCAGCAACGCTCAGCCTGACGGCGGCAGCAACACTTGCCGCGAACTGGCACATCACCGTTGTCGCGAATGGCGGGGCGGTAACGATCGATCCTAACGGTTCTGAAACGATTAACGGCCTCGCGACGATGATCATTCCTGATGGTTGCAGCGCCGAGATCATCTGCGACGGATCGAATTTCTTCACTGTGATTCGCTCGTCTGGTTTCATCCCGATCGAACGGCGCAGTTTTTCTGCCGTTTCGGCTGTCGACTTCACGGGCCTTGGGTGGAAAAGCGTCCGCGTTCGTGGTCGTGTTGGGTTCTCCGGTGTGACGGATTGGTTCTGGCGATCAAGCACCAACAACGGATCGTCGTATGATGCAGGTGCGTCCGACTACTCCAGCCAGATATTGTCTGCCGTAGGGGCTACTACGGGCGCGGCCCGGCAAACCGCAGCGGCTTACGCCCTCATTTCTGTTGCCCAGACAGATGTTGTTGTTGATATGCTTTTTGACAGCTTCAATGACAGTGGCGGGTGTACCAGCATCGCCAATCTGACCAGCTTTGACTCTGGGGGCATTTTCACTCAGAGGTCCTCACAGTTCCGTGCCGATACCGCGGCCAGAAACGCCTTGCGCTTTGCTCCAGTGTCGGCCGTTACCATGACCGGCTACCTGACAATTGAGGGGAGCGTGTCTTGATCAAGATAAGCACTCCTGACGGCGACATCGAGCTTACGGGTGCTGACGAAGAGGCATTTCTGGCGTCCATACCCGGAGCGGACCCACCTCTCCCCAATGAAGTCGAGCCAAGGCGCATTGCCTGCGCCCTCCGCGTCCCGGTGATCTATGATGAAGTTCAGGAGATCGGCGGTGCCTATCGCATCACGGCTATGATGCTTTTAGATGTGGGCACATTTCTGGCAATCTTCAGTCAGAGCCTCGGCGCCGACGCGCCATTCGTCATCCCGAACAACGGCATCCACGTCTCGATTACGGAATGGGGCGAGGAGTACGCAATGATCGAAGTCCGCGACCACGCCGGAGGGTCGCTGATCACGCCCGCTTCCTTCGGCTTTTCCCTCTATTCACTCTGAGGCCTGGAGAAATGACCATGAGCAAACTTGTCTTGGAGCGCACCGTCAACGGTGTCACCAACCTTGAAATCCTCACCTGCGTTCCTGGAGCAGAGGCGCTTGTCGCCTTTCAGCGCCTGAAGAACGAGCCTGCGGCGCCCGGACAGCCCGGACCAGGGCCGGTCGGCCACAAAGTATGGTGCTGGAATACTATCCCGAATGCCCCGCAGGTGATCGGCGTCCTGACCTACGACGGCGCGATAGAGATACAGGCGACATGGTCTTTGACTCAGCCCCTTATCAATGCCTTCAAGGCCAACCCTACCTCCATGCCAGACGGTGAAGATGGCGTCCTGATCTATCAGGAATAGAGACCGGCCGGCAGAACAGCGAGAACAGCCAGGATAGCAAGGCAGATCTGACCTATCCTGGCGCTCGACCCCATTACACCAAGCAGACCGATCGCCAGAGCGACAGTCCAGAACGCCTCGACATGATGGGGGCTTGCCGACAGCAGCAGCGCGGCGACGACGAAGAATGCCAGCCCACGGCCTACGCGAGCGGCCTTCTGTGAGATCTCCAGAATCCCCACCAGCGCCTCATCGACTTCGCTCTTCGGTAGCATCAAAACCGTATTCCTCCACGCAGAACGGGACTAACGCCCCATGCGCAAGGTCATAGCCGACTTCAGCCGTCTCCTCAACCGTGCCTTGCTCGGAACGCCTGGCAAGACGGTATGCTGGCGCGCTCATCGGCTTCGTCATGCGCGAGCCGCACCACTGCGCGGATGAGTTGACCGCGCAAGACATCATCACGCGCCTGAAGCGCAAGTAACTTCCCACCAAGGAATACCACCATGAAGATGAGCACCGAAGGGCTGATTGCCCTCGTCGGCCACGAAGGCATTGTGCGGTCTCGCTACAGGGACAGCGTCGGCGTCTGGACGATCGGGGTAGGGCACACTGCGGCGGCCGGCGGAATCAACCCGGCGACCTACAGCGGCACGTTGCGTATGGACGAGGTGATCGACCTCCTGCGCAAGGACATCGCCAACTATGAGGCGGCTGTCGACAGGGCCGTGAAGATCCCACTGAAGCAGCACGAATTCGACGCTCTGGTCTCGTTCCACTTCAACACGGGTGCGATCGGCAAGGCATCGTTCGTCAAGAAGCTGAATGCCGGCGACCGGGCTGGCGCGATGCTCGGCATGATGGAATGGCGCAAGCCTCCTGAGATCATCCCCCGCCGCACTGCCGAGCGCGACCTGTTCCAGACCGGCATCTATCCGCCGCCCTATGCGAACGTCTATCCGGCTGATCACAACGGCAAGGTGCTTTGGGGCAAAGGAGAGCGTGTGAACGTGCGGAACCTGCTTGCGCCACCAGAGCCCATCCCGACGCCGAAACCGCGTCCTGCGCCTCCTGTGGCCGAAAGCGAGCCCGTTGCGCAGAAGCCGGCCACCATCGAACGCAAGACATCCTCCGGGAACTGGCTTGCAACCCTCATCACCGCAATCATGAAGGCTCTTGGCAAATGACCGGACCCATCACCCGAATCCTCCTCCGCATCATCGCCGGCATCCTCATGGGCTACATGGTCCCGCGTGAGGTGGTGGACGAGCTGTTGACCAACCCCGATGTCGAGACGCTGCTGACGGCTGCCGTCGACGCATCGCTCGGCCTCGCCATCTGGACAGCCACTGAAGGCTATTACGCCTTGGCGAAGAGAATGGACTGGAAGACATGATCTGGTCCCTGATCACCTCGTTCTTCAGCGGCCCGCTTGACCGCATCCTGTCGACCATCGATCGCAAGGTGGACAGCCAGACGGAGCGCGAGCGGATCAAGTCGGAGGCTGTCGAGAGCTATGTCGCAGCCCAGGCCACAGTGCTGACGGGCAGGGGTTGGTGGTTCCCGATCTTCTTCCTCGTGCCGGCCGGCTTCTGGTTCGCCTCAGTTTGCGTCTACAGCGTGCTTTGGTGCCGGGGGTGTGCTTTCCCGCAGGAATGGACGATCGCCGCTCTGCCGTCGCCTCTGGACGACTGGATGGCTGCCATCGTCGGTTCGCTCTTCATCGGCAAGGCCGGCGAGCAGATCATCGCCAAGTTCCGGAAATAACGCGGCCCGACGTCCTGCAGCAACAGGGCGCCGGACCTAACCCACACGAGCGTCGAGATCGCGATGGGCTGCGCAGACAATATCTGTCGATGGCTTTCCCGTTCGTTAAGACCGAAGCAGAAAGGCCACGAAGGGCATGTCAGGTTCCAACGATGATATCTTGCGCGTGCTCGGGCGCGTGGAAGAAGGCATCCACCGGCTGCGGGAGGACTTTCAGGAGGAGAAGAACTCTTCCAAGACCAACCGGGACGCCATCCACCGCCGGCTCGATCGCCACGCCGAGGACATCGTCATCATGGGCCAGATCGCAGCCCAGAACAGAGACGCCACCACAGAGATCAGGAGAACGATCGAGGAAGACGTTCTCCCAACCGTGGACGAGGTGAAGCAGGTGAAGGCGCTGGGGAAGTTCACGGCCACGGTGTTCTTCGGGCTAGGGCTGACGGCCGGCGGCTTCGCAATCTGGATGAGCGACACCTTCGTTCCGGTGTTCCGCCGATGGCTGCGGATCGACTAGGCCGGTCCAACGAACCTCAGGCACTCTACGCAAAAAGGGTTTCCCGTTTCCAGAAAGCCATTAGTTATCAGTGATTTGGATGGTGGGCGTGACAGGGATTGAACCTGTGACCCCTACGATGTCAACATTGCTCCCGCACCTGAACCAGCGGCATTTCCGGAAAGTGGCCAGTATGTGCCGGTCGTTTCCGGCATGTGGTCCCACCTGCGCCCGTCATTTTAGGTTCAGTGGACCTGATGGGCACTACGCACACTCAGATGTTCAACGAATCCGCCAGCTTCCGAAGGTGAGTTGGCGAGAACCTGGCATAGACCCGCGTCGTGGTCTTCACGTCGTTGTGCCCCAGGTATTGCGAGATCTCCTCCATGCTATGGCCGTCCTCGGCCATCCATACCGCCGCAGAGTGGCGAAGCATGTGCGGTGAGATATCCGGGCGGCCGATGGCCGATCCCGCAGCCTTCAATCCCCTCTTGATCGATTTCACGGGCTGCCCAGCCCACTCGACCACGTAATTGCTCATGGCCGCGCTATGCGCCGTCGTCAGCGCCGCAAAGAGCGTTTCGTTGATCGGGATTGTTGCGCGGCCCTTGCGCTTTGCCTTGTCGAACTGATTCCGCAGCCGGATCATCCGCCGCTCAAAATCGACGCGATCCCATGTTAGCTGCAGCGCGGCTTCGTTCCGGGCGCCCGTGCCGATCATGAGGCGGATAGCAAGCGCGACGTGCGGAGCCTTGGCCGCTTCCGTCATGGCTTTCACCTCGTCTCTCGTCAGATGGGCGTCTTTCGGCTCTGGCTTGGATGGGCGCTCGATATGCGGCGCCGCGGCGATCAGCTTGTTCTTCTGCGCCCATAGCAGCACCATGCGAAGGTGCCCTAGTTCGGTGTGGATTGTTCCGTCCTGAATACCGTTCGGTGATCGATCGGTTCTTACTGCACGCCTCTCCTCAGTGTGAGCGCGGCAATCGGCAATTGATATTGCCTCGGCCTCCATCGGCCCGAAGCGCTTCTCCAGCGCCTTCCAAGTGTGCGACATGGTGCCGACAACGGCCCTTCCTTCCATGTCGGCCAGATACCCCTTCCAGAGATCAGCTACCGTTGTCCCGCGCGGGCGAGTGAGTTCCGCGAATCGAGACGTGGCGAGGCGGGTCGCCTCTGCCTTGTCTGCTGTTCCAAGTCGATAACGGCGCCGGACTCCGTCCCCGTCGTCCCAGGTGACGCAGAACTCTCCTCTAAGGCGGGTGAGCCTCCATTCGGGCATTCGAACCTCTCGACGTCTTCCAGCCGGATCCTAAGCAGTTTCCCGCCCAGTCGGAAAGACGGCAATTCTCCGGACGCGATCAGGTTGCGCACATGGCGCTCTGAACAATCCCAACGGTCTGCCAGTGTCGAGGGTGAGAAAACATTCCCCATAGCCATCAGTCCCCGCTTTCCACAGAGGTTATCCACAGGACGAGAGCCGGCGCTGTCATTCCTCAGCCCTCACCTTTGCGTCGGCCCATTCGCAGAACAGCCAGAAGACCAGCGCGATCACCGGGAAAACCCAGTTGGCATCTGCCAAGGATGCGCCGACGAGAACCCCCAATGCGAATTTAACGAACCCGGCCATTTCTCAGCCCTCCTTCTTCTGGGAGAGGGTGGCGCGAAGGTCATTCGCCAGCGTCACATGATGCCGACGCACGATCGTTTCGTGGTTCCAAGCTTTGTGGATTTCCTTCGCCAGTTGTTCCGACAGTTCTCGCGCCTCCCTTAGCCGTGCTGGCTCTTGCTGGGGTGGGTGGGCGTAGAGGGGTTCGCACACGTAGGCATCGTCTCGGATGTAATGTCCGTATGCCCAGTAACCGTCTTTATCCAGACGGAAGCGGTAGGCCACCGGCTCCGCAGGGGAGGCGAGAGCGGCTTCGAGGGCGGCGTCGATCTTGGCTTGCGCGGCCCACACGAACTCGTCGTCAGATCGGCACGAGGTCAATCCGGCGGCGACATCGGCAACTTCCTTAGCTGCCTTCAGTGCCTCAATCATCTTCTCCGTCACTTCAACCATTTGCCTTTGCCTCCTGGAACAGCTGCCTCGGCGGCAGGGGTGGTTTCGTGGTGATCTTCGGTGCCTTGGGCTTGTCCCGCGTCGAAAGCGCCGAGGATGGCTTGACGGCTCCGGATGCCTTGTCGCGGCTCCGGTCGGCCTTGCGGGTGCGCCGGATGTCGTCTGCCGTCTTCGTTGCATGGCAGACCCGGCATAAAAGTCTGCCATTGGCGATCGTCGCTTCTCCGCCGAGTGCACAGGGAAGGATATGATCCACTTCACCCTCGCGGGGTTTCAACGCCCCGCTGCATTTTTCGCACTTTCCATCGGCGCGGGCGATGATCGCCGCTTTCGTCTTTCGAGAGAATTCTTGCCGACTCATGACAGCCACCCCCAGTTCTTTCCTTTGCGAATTGCGTAGACAGCTTCCGGTGTGACGCCGTAGCGAGCGGCTATAGATTGCGCAGGTTCAGCCCCGAACTTGATCTCTCGGGCCTGCTGTTCCGTTAGCTTCGATGTGGCGACGTCTTCGCCTACGCCACGGAACGAATTGATCCTGCCCTTGCTGGATGCATCGGCCATGTTGTCGGCCTGAGTGCCGAGCCAAAGGTGCGTAGGTTCTATGCACTGAGGGGTATCGCATGAGTGGCAGACATTCATATCGCCAGGCCCGCAACCGTAGGCGAGGGTGTAAGCCACGCGGTGCGCTAGCTGAGGTCTCCCGCCCGTGTCGATGCGACCGTAGCCGTTTTCGTCCAGACGGCCTTGCCAATACAGACATCCATTCGCCTGCCGCGATCCCCTTTCCCAGAAAGAGGTCGCTAATGCGGTTTTGGCTTGGAGAACCGTTTCCTCGCGCCTGCATGATGGGCCGCAGAATTGTGGGTTTGCAGCCCTTTTGGCCGAGATCCTGTAGCCGCGATCAAACTCTACGCGGCAGTGAGAGCATTGGACGAGCTGGACCGCTCCGGTGACATCGGCCATCAGCGTGCCCTCCGCTGCCGAGCGACGAAGCGGGCGTTGGACTGAGCGCCTTTCCACGAGATCCAGGGAGCAAGGGCGCGGCGTACCCATTCGAGGGTGATCATGCTGCCACCTCTTGGAACATGCTCGGAAGCGCGTCGTGGACCGCCTGAGCCATTTGCTCGGCCTTCGACTGGTCGAACCAATCGTCGGTCCGAAGGCTGCTCTCGCAATCAATCCAGAAACGACGACCTTTCGACGCCGCAACGATGGACTGGAGGGCCGCGCCGACATTGTCAGGCCCAAGTCCACCAGCGTAGCCAATGAACGTCTTGGCCTTCCTGCAGATCTCGTCAGGTGTCGACCAACTTGTTTCCGCGATGCCTTGGCCTCCGCTACGATCTTGCAGGAGGTGGATGCCGGGAGCCGATGGGAACTCGTCGCTGCGCCACTGCATCACGACCGGCTTCCCGATGTGAACGCTGAACCGCCACAACGTCAGCATCGCCTTTTCATCAGCCTCAATAGAATTCACCTGCACTCGTCCGACAGAGCTGAAATCGATGATGTCGCAGAGCTCGGCCCATTCGAGGCTGTGAACCATCCGGGCGTATCGACCGCACAGGTGGAAGGCGAAGTCCCCAGCCTTGGCTTCGCTGGTCAGCCGCTTGATCACGTCCCGGTTAGGGTAGCGTGGCGACTGATCGACCTTCGGGGAACGGAGGATGGCAAACTCAAGCCCGCTATAGCCGTTCGTCAGGATGTGCTTCCGAAGCATGGATTTGATCCATTTCGGGTCCGTCTTCGCGTCAATGCCGGTCATGGTGAGGACAGGTAGGGTCATGCCTTGCACTCCAATTCTTCAAGGTTGCATTGCAGCGTCTCGCTGAGGAAGGACCTGGCCTGCGCGATGTTGCGGGCGCCGGTCGGGACAGCGAGGGTGGTGACGTATACGGATCTGATTTCGGGATGGCGGCTCTCCGGAAGCTTTGCTTTCCAGTCGATGCCGCACTGCTTGAATGCTTCATCGCGCTCTTCCGGATCGGACCAAGCGATCTGCGCCAGCGCCAGGAACTCCCTCGCGCAATCGATCATGGAACCCGGGGAAGAGGGGGATTCATCCCCGGGCTCTTCTGGCGCTTCGGCAGGGGAACCGTCGCCAGTCTCCGAGACGCCTGGGGTCTGGGCGCCGTCGGAATTTCGATGGTCTTTGAAGATCACGCCGCGCTCTCCGGCCTCCTTCATGATGAACTCGATGAAGTCGGTCATCTCGTCCTTCGACAGGTCGGACGATGAAAGCTCAATCGGCAGGAATGTCTTGCGGTCGAGGCTGGGCAGGAACGCGACCTCTCGCCCGAAGGCGTGCAGGAAGATCGCCTTCCACTCTGCCGGGTCGTATTTCCGTCCGCCGTGATCGAGCTGCTGAGAAACTTCCGTCAGGAGAGCCCAGAGCATATCGTTCTGCGGGAGTGTCCGCTTCGAGGCCTTGAACTCCACGCGGGTTCCGATCGGTGCCCTGCCGATCCAGTCAACGGCCTTTCGCTTGGTCATGGGTCCGTCTAGGACCAGCAAGGCGCGGCCCATCTATGCGGCCTCCTTCACGCCATAGCAGCGGATCCGGTCCACAAGCGCCGCCAGTTCGTCGTTGAACCGGTCGATCTCGTCGGACATGGTCTTGATGTAGTCCTCATCGCGGTAAACGCGGACGGTCAGCATCGGCAGTTTTGGCCAGTAGGAGCAAAAATCCCACCACTCCCGTTCCGAGAGCCAGAGGTTTCCCTGCACTTGGGCCTTGTGCTCTGGCGGCAGTCGGTCGCGCTCGAGGCGGTCGATCTGGATGTGAGGCAGCGCGGTCTTGATCTCCAAGCCGCCGTTGGCGCCGACGAGGCTGTCAGGGCTTGCGCCCTTGTCGCCGTTCCGGATGAAGCCGACGCGGGTGATCTCCGCCGACTCCAGGAACGCGTACATTTCCCGCGCCTCGTCTTCCATGAGGTTGCCGCGCTCGGTGTGAGCGTTGGTGAAGCTCTCCGCCAGTTCCCCAGTCAGAACCTCGCCGGCAAGCTTGCGCATGTACTCGCTGCGCGTCTTGCCTTCGCCCTTCGCCATCACCGTCGCGAACTTGCTCGCCGTTGGGATCCCAGCCCGACAAGCGAACCACTCGTCTGTGCCTTGCTCGCAGTTGAAGACCTGCATCATGACGCAATCCTCTGCTGCAGCCGTGCCTTCTTCTGGTTGAGGAGACGGACGGCGCTCTCGAACTGGTTCGCCAGCATTTCCGGAACGGCACCGATATTGCCCATGCGGCAGAATTGCTCGACATCGGACTCCGTCTCGTCCAGCAGCGTCAGGATGGTCTTGACCTGGTCCGCTGTGATCGTGCGGAGATCGTCTTCCGACTTTCCGGCGGATCGACCGTCGTCATCCTCCGAAGCCGACAAGCCGAGGGATGCCATCAGCGAATACCGAGACAGGTAGGTGATCGTGCTACCGATGGCCTGGATGGCGTTCTTGTTGCCGGTTGTGTCCGAGGGCGCGGAAAGCGTCGTTTCCTCTGAGTGGCCATCCTCGTGGGAGAGAACACAGGTCACGGTGATCTTGTCGACCTGTGTCGTCTTGAAGCGATAGGACAGGCCGAACTCGGACAGGATCGGGTCAACCATCCGAGCGACGGCCGAGAAGTCGGCATAGCGCTTGTTGTTGTGACCGGTGGCGTTCTTGACGACCGGCGACATCTTGGCCTTCGCCCGGGAGATGGCGGTGTCGAAAGCCTTGCGGGCCTGCTTCGCGTCTTCCCGGTCTCGCAGATCCATCATCTGCTTCAGGATGTCGGCGCCGACGTTCATCTCGAGCGCACGGCCGACCATCTCCATCGGAGACATCACGGCTCGGGACGGCTCGCGTTCGATCTTGTGCTTGTGGACTTCGACTGCATTTGCCATCTGTCTGGCCTCCATGTTTTTCCGGATTGTTGAGAGCGCGCCTTGCGAGGCGTCGAACAGCGAGACTTCCTCGCCGGGGATGTCGATCACTTCCACGAGACATCCTCCTGGTTGATCAGCGCCGTGCGCTGGGATTTGTCGTGTGCTTCGAAGGTGGCCCATACGACGAGGACGAAGACGCCAAACATCGCGATCCGGATGAGCTGATCGACCTGCGGCACGTTGAACACGCCGGCCATGTCGTTGGCCTTCTTGACGGTCCCGAGTGAGACAGCCTTGCTCTTGCACTGGCCTTCCTCACAGGAGCAGCCGAACTGGTGGGCTATGCAGTCACGCATGGGTGCCTCCTGCGAGAGCTTCCGTCACAGTCTCCATAACTGCGTCTAGGGCTTCGTCATCGCTGGCCGTGTCGCCCTTCATCGCGTAGTGCGGAAGGATCAAAGCGACGGCTTTCAGAACCTCCCGCATCGTGGCGATCTGTTCGGCCTGGCGCTCTACCTGCCCCTTCCACATGTCGCGGTTGCGGGCGGCACGCTCCAGCTCGTGGATGTAGGCCACGATGGCGTTAAGCTGGTCGACGCCATGCGCCGCTTCAAATTCCTTGTATGGAACCTCTGGGTTCAAGGTGCGGATAAGCTCGGCGGCTTCCGGAGGGCGCTTGATCTCGGTCATGCCGCTGCTCCCCGACGACCGAACCGAACCCCACGGGCGAACTCGATCACGTCGTCCGTGATGTCCTCGATAGAGCCGTCCGACATGCAGACCCGCAGAACCTTCATGATCGTATCTGCGTCATCGTCGGCGGCGTGGAGGATGTCGGCGTAGGTGGCGTATTCTCTGCGCTCCAGCTCCAGAGTGCCGTGCCAGCGCTTGTTCGGGCGGTGGGCGAAGTCCTGGGAGCAGATCATCACGAGCTGCTCGTCGGCGCGGATGACTGGTCCTGCTGGGATACGGGTCATGATGCATCTCCCTTGCGGGCGGCGATCATCGCGTCTGCCACGGCATAGGACTGCTCCGCTGTAACCTTCAGCGCCGTCGCATACGAAACGTTCTCGCGGCCAGCCGTTACCCGCTCATTGATCTGGATGAACTGCGCGAGAGCCTGGCCGGCGAACCAGTCGCGAAGGCTCATGCCGGGATGCTCGACATCACCGAACGTCGGGCTGTCAGGGCCTTCGATATCGAAGCCGTAGTCGGAAACGTAACCAACCTGCTCGACACGCTTTCCTGGGAAAGCCAGCCCGCCGTCGTCAACCTTCGCCTCGCGAAAGACCGGCGTCTCGTTCTTGCTGTCTGCCATTGTCATTTCTCCTGTGGCTATCCAGACCTGAAGGGATGGGCTATGCGGGGGCTTTGGAGGGTTCGGGGCGATGGAGGCCGCTGTCGCGCTCCCAGAAGTAGCAATTGCCGTTGGGGTGGTTTGGCGTGTCGCACTCGGCGTATCGGTCGCCAGCCTTGACCGCGTCCCACTGGTGTTCGTTCATCCACTCAGGACCGCTGCCGGTGGTGTCCGTGGCCTTGCCGCATTTCGGGCAGTGCTTGCAGGTCATCTCGTTCTTCCTCTCTGTGTGTGAGGACCAGAGGCTGTGCCGTCTTGGTCCGGATGGGTCAGGAGCGAGGTCCGTGCTTGATGAAGGTGATCTGACCGGCCGCGAGCTGACGGGCGTAGCGGGCCTGCTGACGGGCGCTGGAGTGGGGGTAGGTCTTGCTGGTGCGCGGACGCTTCCCGACCGGCTGGATCATCGCGTCGTCAAAGCGCATACCTGCCATGGCTGCGATTGTGGCGGCGGCTACGTGCGGAATAATTCTCATGGCGGCGTTCCTTGTTCTGTCTGTTTCGATGACCGGGAGAGGCGGTGAGGCCGGCCGGTGGGTGGTGGGTCAGGCGGCGGTTTTCCAGCCGATTGCCCGTCCTGTTGCTTTGGAAAATTCAAGGCCATGCCACTTCGGATCGAACGTGAGCCCGATGTCGTCGGCGATGGCCTGCATGGTGGCCTCGTCTTCATCCGTCCGCTGGTCCATCCAGCCGAACCAAATAAGATCGTCGCCGTAGGTCTGGCCGATGTTGAAGTCGTCTGAGTGGCGCGTCTTGAGGCCGTGCTTGACCGCGTCGTTGCGGTTGTTGAACCGATGCCCGTCCCACGAGTAGGAGATGCCGACGCCACGCTCGTTGCACCAGGCAGACGCAAAGATCACGATGAACTCCGGATCGATGTTTGGGATCTTCTTCGCCATTCTCGTTTCCCTTCCAGGTGGGTGGTTAGGCTGCCCGCTGGTCCGTCAGGATGTTCTCGGAGAGCTTCTTCATGGTCGCCTGTAGCGGATTCAGGAACTCGATCTCGACGCCGTTGGACCTGCCAAGGTCGATGACGTTCGCCAGAGCGCCCATGAACTTCTTCATGCGGGCTTCGTCGGCGGATGGCAGGGCGGCAATGAATGCCTCGGCCTTGGAGAAGATGTCGGCTAGGCCCTTGCCTTTGATGAATTCGTAGGCGCCGTTGTCGTAGAGGTCGGCCTTCGTCACATCCTTCCACTTCAGGTAAAGCTCGTATCCGACGTGGGACTCGCACTTCATGTTGGCTGTCGGCTCACGAAGGCCCTTGGCGATCATCGCTTTTGCCAGGCCATCAACGCGCTTCTGAATTTCCTTGCTGTCCACTGTCCGTCTCCCTTGGTGTGTCCGTTTCGATGAGCGATCCAGATCAGGCAAAAGCCGTCTTCGTGGTCGCTGCTTGCCGGATTATGAAAGCATTTCTTTCGGACACATGCAAGGGAAAAAGAAAGGGTTGCTTTCAGAAAATGAAAGGAGCATAAAAAAAGCCCCGGCGGGACGAATCCGACCGGGGCTGACATGCAGTAGTTGTTCGACGGTTGTTATAGCGAAAAGCGCATCATTTCACAACCGAAACGATTGCTGTCAGGTGCTGAAAAGCGCGAAATCTAGGGTCTGCTCGGAGGTTCCCGCCTAGATTTTGTGTTTGGAGGTGCAAAGGCAGCGGTCTTAAAGGGCTTGCCCCGCGCCGCCGATCGTCCGGCACATCAATCCCAAGCGGTGACCGCTTCCCAGTCTGGAGCGGATAGTCATGGCGGGTCTTCTGATGCAAATCGGTCAACCGCTCGAATGCTGACACGAGCTGAGAGATAACTGGAACAAACAAACCCGCTGCTTCCCGACCACACAAGGGAAGGTTGCAGCACCTGACAAAGGGTCTACGCCACCTGGGGCATTCGGTATTCGGTGCTTTGGTCTGTAGAGGGGCAGAGGTTGGCCACCTCCCGCAAGGGGAACGGCATTCCAGCTATACCGTGATTGAAAGTGTCCTGCCCGGTTCGCGGCCCATTCGTTAGGTGGGGGCAGTAAGCGAAGGGGGAACCTGTATCTAGAGGACAGATGATGATTGAATATCTGATGACACAGCTGGACCGAATGAGCGAAGAACAGCGTGGGCTTGTCGAGCGATGCGCTACCCGCGAGGAAGGTTCTTGGCTTAAGATCGAGCGCCAGCGGATCGGTACGCTCTACATGTGGCTGCACATGCGCGAAGGCTCTGTCGCCTACCGCCGCTTCTGATCACTCACCAGATCGAAGCACATAATGGACGGTCGCGACATCTGCGCCGTCGAACTCCAGTACCTTCGGCGGGTTGAACTGTTCCAAAACGAGCTTCTGCTTCGTGTAGGACACCAGGCGCTTGATGTAGGCGAGGGGAGGTTCGTGTTCGTCAACGTGGATCTGTGCCACGACATAGTCACCGCGAACCACACGACGCTTAGGGTTTACGAAGACTGTCTCGTCGTCCTCATAACGGGGGGACATGCTCGAACCGACCACACGGACGGCGTAGGCATCAGGAATGCCGCTCAAGCTTGGCGGCGCGAAAACATCGTCCAGATGGTTACCATTCATAACGAATTCACCGTCCTCCCCGCCTACAGCCGCGCCGTAAAGAGGGATAGTGGACCCGCGCTCGACTTTTGTTCCAGTTATTTGAGCGTTAGAAGGCTCTAAAACGGACTCGTTGGTTAATTTTGGTGCATCGCCGCTATTATACGCCAGCCACTCCAGATTTACGCCGGACACGCGGCTGATCGCCATAAGGCTGTCCAGTCCCACTTCTTTCCCTTGCTCCCAGTTGCCGACCGCCCCACGGGTCACGGCTCTGCCTTCCCGGCTTAGCAGCTCGGCAAAGCGTTCCTGTGATCTGAGGCCAAGGATCGTCTCTCGGACGTGGCGAATTCGTGCGCCCCGTTCGGCGTCCTTCTTCCGGTCTGTGGTCATTTCGCGAATATGCATCAAGACAGAGCAACTTTCACCGAAAGAGGTACTTGCGCCGAACTGAAAGATATGCTTTCAATAGGGCATGAAAAACGAAGTGCTCGAAATCATCAAAGACAAACTCGGCGGCGCTAAGGGCGTCTCGGAAGCGTTGGGCGACCTGACGCCCCAGGCTGTTAGCCTTTGGAAAGAGGTTCCCGTGAAGCGGGTGCTTCGTCTGCAGGAACTCACGGGCATCTCCAAGCACCAGATGCGGCCCGACATCTTCGGACCCGAGCCTGTCAAGGCGGTGGCCTGATGTTGAACGTCTCCGCCTACCCCCTCTGTGCCGCTCGCATTCGCTTCCAGAACACGAACCTCTCGGAAGCTGGCATGAATTCATACTGGGCGTCTGTGGCTATCGCTGACTGCTTCCGTGACGCCGAACTGGCTGAACACGGCGGCATCAACTTCGGCCAGCGTACGGAAGAGAATGGCCGTTTCATCCTGTCGGCAATGGAAAAGCTTCTGATGGAGCGCCAGCAGCGGGTCGCGGCTAACTCCACCTTTGCCCATGACGGGCTGCGGTCGATGCTCGGAGCGCGTGGCGTCAAGACCTCGATGCTCAAGAGCGAGAACGATTACTGGACGGCGGCAGAGACGCTGTTCCCCGGCCACATCAAGCGGAACGGCGGCGCAACCGTCCTCTACTACCAGATCAACAAGATCCCGAAGAAGGCACGGAAGCGGCTCGCGACAGAGAACCTGCGCAAGCTCCCGGCTGACTGGATTTCGGAATCGTCGGCTCACGCGGGGAAGCTCCAATGACGCAATGGTCCTTTGATATTTCCACCGCCCCCAAGGGCAAGACAGTCACCACGACGCGCCTCGTGACCGACAAGAGCAGCGCAAGCGGCAAGTCGGTTCGGGACTTCGAGGAGTTCGTTCCTGATCATATCTGGATCGCCACCAAGTGCGGGAAGGTCAGCCGGACCTACTGGATTCCAGAGCATGGCAAGAACCCAGGCCGGTGGTCTGGTCTGGCGACTGGTGAGCAGCCGATTGCTTGGATGCCGTTCGTGGTTCCGGCTCATCCGAACGCCTCCGAAGATGGGAGGGCAGCAGCATGACCCAGTGGCTCCCGATCAGCACAGCGCCGAAGGACGGCACCCAGTTTCTCGCGTTCGAGAAAGGCGGCCACTTCAATTGCTGGTGGCACGATAACGGCTACGGCGAACAGTATTGGATGGACGAGGCTGATAGCGAGCCGAACCCTACTCATTGGATGCCTCTCCCCTCTCCACCCGTCTCCGACCTCGGCCTGAACATCGTCACGAAGCACAGCGAGGTGGAGGCATGAGCGAGATACCGGCAGACATCATGCAAACGGCTACTGCTTTGGCTCAGAAGTTCCTCGGCATGGCTCCAGCGTATCCAGAGCAGTTCCAGCTTCGTGACGTGATCGCCCGCGCCATCCTTGCCGAGCGTGAGCGGTTTGCCGCCTGCCTCGAAGAGGAAGCCGATCTGACGCCATGCGCCGAAGACGCCATGGTCACCCGCTCCAACGCCAATTTGATCCGCGCCAACTTCTCCTACGAGGACGCCGAACGGCTCTCGGAAGCGGCTCATTCCCCCACCCCAGAACAGGAAGAGCGGACATGAGCGCCTTTCGCGACATGCTGGCAGATCTCGCCGCTCGCCATGACGACCGCATGAAGAACGACCCACGCTACGCGATGACCTTCCGGCTCATGCAGGAAGCCACGAAGCCAGTCGAGCCCTCGCGGCACTACGACCGTGACGGCTACTGCGACAACCCGGCGAGAGGCTACTGACATGGCCGATCTCCTCGTCACCATCGCTGTCTGCATCGCGCTCACCATCATCGGCCTGATTGCGGTCTCTGTCGCTCGATCGGCCGGAGAATGCGACGCCGAAGTCGAGCGCGAGCATGAACTCTCCAACGCCGAAGTCACGGCAATCCTGAAACGGGGGAAATAGGAATGAACGAGCAATCTCTGACCCAAAAGGTTTTGCGCTCCCTGTCTCAGGTTCTGCACCGCTTCGTCCGCAGCCTCAATGCCGCGGACCTTGGCACCGGGACAGAGGCTCCGATCGACACCCGCCAGATGCAGCAGCTCGAAACCAGAGCGCGCTGCGAGAGCGAGTGTGTCTGATGTCCCAGGCTCTCACCGCCAACGCGGCGGCACACCTCGAGCGATATATAATTGGAGACCGAAAGAGGCGGATCGTCCGCTCTCTAGCCTCGGTCTACCCAAAGGCCATTACTGGCCGGCAACTCATGATCCGCGCTGGGCTTCCTCTTCACAGCAGCCCCGTCACGGCCTTCGTTGAACTTTGCAATTCCTTCACTGGCATCAACTGGGATCTCCCCTCGCATGGCTGGCAGGCCGTTCGCGACGGCGGGACTCCTGATGCTCTCTACTGGCTTTCGCCTGCGGGCGGCGGCTGATCTCCTTTCGAATGCCCCGCCTCTCATGGGTTCAACCTAGCTGAGGCGGAAAACATGAAGTGCTCAAAAACTCAACAACCGGTGTCGGATTTCAAAAACGGGAAAGAGGCTATGTCGATAGTAGACGCGTACAGCCCCGAAGAGGCGATGTTAGTCGCGAACAAGATGTTCAGGCGCGAGTGCGCCGGGTGGGGCGACGAAGACAAGGCGCTCCAGAAGCTGGGCCGCATGTTCGGCATGTCAGAGGTGAGCGTCAAGCGCCTTCTCAAGGGCCAGAGGAAGACCTGGGACGTGCGCCTCTGCAAGCGCATCAGGCTCTCCTACCTGACTTTCTGCCGCTCCATGCTGACCGAAATCGAGAACGACATGAAGGCTATCGAGGAGGCTCATGGGCATGAAGCTGTTGCAGATATTATGGATGAAACTGAGGCTCTCGTGGCGAAAGTCGAGGTTGCAAAAGCAGCAGCGCAACGAGCCTACCAAGCCCAAAAAGGAAGATGACCTATGACCACGGCAGGACATAACAGCGGAACCGTCAGCCAGGAGGATCTCGATGTCCTCTGGGCCATCCATACCCGCAACGTGCGGATGGAGAAGGAAGCGGCCAAAGCCGCCAACGATCGGATGAAGGCCCACCTTGCCGACGCAAAGAACGACGGCTTCGACCGGAAAGAGGTGCTCGACTACGTCGATGTCATGACCTCCGACGATCAGAAGAAGCACCTCGACAAGTTCAACATGATGAAGCGGAACCGGATTCGGCTTGGCCTCATCCACGACCACGGCGGCGACCTGTTGGCCCGTGACGATCGCGCCGCTCGACTGCAGCTGATCGACGCCGATGGCTACGAGGCGGGATTGAACGGCCTCGACCGTGTCTCCCGGCAGGCCGCAGGATCGGACGAGGATCGCGTGTGGCTCGATGCTTACCAGCGCGGGCAGAACAAGTACGGCGAGAACTGGCAGCGCGTCATGGAAGAGAAGATCGCCCGCCAGAAGGCCGCAGATCAAGCCAACTCCAAAGAGGAACCGCCGAGCGACGGCGATCCATTTGCCGAAGCGGCTGAATAGAGCTCCCCGGCGGCTCGGTCCTCCTCCCAGTTACGAGCCGCCCAACTAGCCGAGGCGCGAATGCCCGGCGCTTTCTTTCCCAACGGTGAAGATGATGAACGCAAGACCTCGCATCCAATCCTACTGCTGCCCGGCGTGCGGCGGCTTCATCGGAGAGGCGGCGCCGATCGATGAGGTGAAGAAGGCCATCTCGTCGCCGTCGCGCCGCTGCATCCTGGATCTGCTCGCCGCCGACGTCGGCCGCCATCGGACCCGGCTGGACATGCAGAGCGCGCTTTCGCAGCTCGGCCGCACGGCTCGCGTCCTCTCCCCGAAAAACATCCATGTCCAGGTCTGCAACCTTCGGAAAGAGATCGAGCCCTTCGGCTGGACCATCGCAAATTCCACCGGTGCGCCGTTCGCCGCGCAGTACCGGCTCGTTCCTACGGAGGCAGGCGCATGAAGGTTCTCGCGTTCGACACCTCAAAGACTGCCGGCTGGGCCTTCTACGATACCAGCAAGCACATCTCCTCGATCAAGTGCGGCGTGCTGGAGTTTCCGGCCAAGGCTTCGATCGAATATTGCGCTGATCAGATGGGCCTCAAGGTCACGGCGCTGATCCGCGAGCACAAGCCCGATTTTGTCATCATGGAAACGGCGCTGAAGATGAGCCCCGGCGGCACAATGGCGACGGTGGTCTCCTGCATGCTGCACGGCGCGGTTCTCTCGACGGTGGCAAACTTCGGCATCCCGTGGGGCACGATCTCCTCCGCGACCTGGCGCAAGATGTTTTATGGCGCTGGCTTCAAGCCGCCGCAGAAGATCACCAAACTTCCGAAGCCTGATGCAAAGGGCCGATGGGAGAAGGTCGAGAACCTCTGGAAGGAGGCGATCGTCGCCCAGTGCGAGCGCGAGGGCATCGTTCTCCCATCCCGCAAGACTGTCGCCCACAACGCGGGCGAGGCTGCGGCCATAGCCTACTGCTGGCGCGGCGCCGAGATCCACGCTGGGCGGTACCGGCCCGCCTTCCAGACCTTTCTCCAGCAGCGCAATGAACGGCAGGTGGCGGCATGAACGCTTATGCAGAATTCCTGGCGCGCAAGCGGATCATGGACCCGTCAACCGGCATCACTCGCCGGCTTCACCTGCCGGAGTATCTAAAGCCTCATCAGACCGACATAACGGCCTGGGCACTGCGCCGCGGTCGATCGGCTATCTTCGCTGGCACCGGCCTTGGCAAGACGCTGATGGAGCTCGTATGGGCGAGGGAGGTTGCCGCCGAGACTCGCCGGCCGGTTCTCATCCTGGCGCCGCTCGCCGTCAGCCACCAGCATGCCCGTGAGGGTAGCAAGTTCGGAATTCAGGCCACCGTCGTTTCGGCTCCATCGAGCGAGACAATCGACATCACCAACTATCAGAAGGTGGACCGCTTCGACCTGTCCCAGTTCGGCGGCGTTGCGCTGGACGAAAGCTCCATCCTCAAGAACACCGATGGTAAATATCGCACGCAGCTGATCCGCGACTGCGCAGACATCCCGTTCCGCCTGGCAGCGACCGCCACGCCGGCACCGAACGACTTCATGGAGCTAGGCAACCATGCGGAGTTCCTTGGCGTCATGTCCTACACCGACATGCTCGCCACGTTCTTCACCCATGACGGTGGAGACACTCAGAAGTGGAGATTGAAGGGTCACGCCGAGACTGAGTTCTGGAAGTGGATGGCATCGTGGGCCGTGATGCTCCGCAAGCCGTCCGACCTCGGATATGACAACACCGGCTATGACCTGCCGCCGCTCGTTTACAATCAGCACACGGTTGGCGTTGACTACGCCCCGAGCATGGAGACAGGCCTTCTTTTCCCCATGGAAGCCCGCACGATGCAGGAGCGCATTTCAGCGCGCCGGGACAGCGTAGAGAAGCGGGTGGAGCTCGCAGCGGCGCTGACGCCGAAGGACAAGCCATTCGTCTGGTGGTGCAACCTCAACAGCGAGGCGGAGACCCTCACCAAGTCCATCCCCGGCGCCGTCAACCTGCATGGTGGCCTCAAGGATAGCGAGAAAGAACGCATCTTGCTCGATTTCAGCGACGGCAAGATCGAAAAGCTGATCACCAAGGCATCGCTCGCAGGCTTCGGGATGAACTGGCAGCACTGCGCAGACACCGGCTTCGTCGGGCTGAATGACAGCTACGAGCAGCTTTATCAGGCAGTGCGCCGGTTCTGGCGGTTCGGCCAGACGAAGCCCGTGAACGCTCACATCATCGCTTCGGAAATGGAAGGCGCGACGGTCGCCAACATTCGCCGCAAGGATCACGACGCCGAGCGGATGGCCGCCGCCATGGTGATGCACATGGCAGACCTTTCCAGTCAGGAGGTCCGCGGCATGGTTCGCGACCGGCCCGACTACGACCCTCAAATTCCAATGGACGTTCCAGCATGGCTGACGGGAGAAGCAGCATGAATATCAAGGCAGTAGAGCAGGTCGTTACCGACCGATACGCGATCTACCAGGGCGACAGCTGCGAGCTCATCCGCGGCATCCCGAGCGATACGATCCACTTCGGCGTCCACTCTCCGCCGTTCGAAGGGCTCTACAAGTTCAGCAACTTCGATCGCGACATATCGAACAACGACAAGGATGGGTTCTGGACCCACTACCAGTTCCTAATCCAGGAGCTTTTGCGAGTGACGATGCCCGGCCGCATCCATGCGGTTCACTGCATGCAGCTGCCGACGAGCAAGATCAGGCACGGCCACATCGGCATGCGGGACTTTCGCGGCGAGATCGTGCGGGCCTACGAGGACGCGGGGTGGATCTTCCATTCCGAGGTTTGCATCTGGAAAGATCCGGTAGTCGCACAGCAGCGCACGAAGTCGATCCGGCTTCTGCATAAGCAGATCACCAAGGACAGCACCATCAGCGGGCAGGGGCTTGCCGATTACATGCTGATGTTCCGCAAGCCAGGGGATAACCCGGAGCCGGTAGACGGCATGTTTGACCGGTACGTCGGATATGGCAACGAGCCGTCGAGCGTCGGCAGCCGCATGGCGTCAGGGAAGCCCAAGGCAGACGCCGAGAAATGGTTCTCGATAGAAGTCTGGCAGCGGTACGCCTCGCCGGTATGGATGGACATCAACCAGACCCGCACGCTGCAGTATCGCGCAGGCAGGGACGAGAAGGACGAGCAGCACATTTCCCCGCTGCAGCTGGATGTGATCGAGCGTTGCATCGAGCTGTGGAGCAACCCTGGCGACGTGGTCCTGACGCCGTTCCTCGGCATCGGCAGCGAGGTTTATGCAGCCGTCGCAGCGGGACGCAAGGGCTTGGGGTTTGAGCTCAAGCCTTCGTATTACCGCCAGGCAGTCCGCAACATTGCGGAGCTCGATGAAGCGAAGACGGCCAATCTGTTTGCAATGGATGCCGCCGAATGAACGCTCATCAAAGGGATTTCACAGAACAGGATCGCGCGCGCCACTTCGGCCCGCAGGACGTATACCCTGAGAACATGGAGGCTGAGCAGGCCATCCTTGGCGCTCTGCTGCTGAGCAATGCAGCCTTTCGGCACATTCCGCAGGGGTTCCAAGCGGCCCATTTCAACGAGCCGCTACATCGGGAAATCTTCGACGCGATCCAGAGGGGTATCGCTGTCGGCAAGGACATGAACCCGATCACGGTTCGCTCTTTTATGCCGCCTTCGGTCGCTTCCCAAAAGATCGGCACCATGACCGTGGCGCAATACCTCGCCAAGCTGACGGCGGAATCCCTTGGCATATCCAGCGTTGCCGGATTGGCCGATGCTGTTACGGGCTTTTATCATCGCCGGCAGGCCATGACGGTAGGGGACGATGCTCATTCCGTCGCTGTAAGGGCGCAGGACGAGCTTGAGTTCATCGACCAGATAAAGGACTGCCGCGACCGCCTCACGGCGATCGTGACGTCCATAGAGGCGCGGAATGAGCCGGTCGGCAGCTTCACCGACGACATCGACCGCACGCTTGATCAGACTGCGGAGGCCATGTCCGGCCGCGAGCCTATGGGCATAGACCTGGGCATTCCAGAACTGACGCAGCTCATCGGCCCGATCCAGGATGGAAACCTCTTGGTGATCGGCGGAGACGTGAAGACCGGAAAATCGGCATGTGTCTGGCAGTGCGCTTTCACCATGGCTGAAAAGCATCCCATCGGCGGCATGAGCGGAGAAATGCAGGTTGAACTGCTGATCATGCGCGAAAAGGCCCGTCGCACGGGGATATCCGCCAAGCGCCAGAAACGCGGTTCAGTTTCCAGCATCGAGATTGATGACCTGGTGAGGGCAGGCGCCGATATGAAGCGGCTCAAGAGGGTCGACATCATCGCCAAGCAGTTGACGCTTGAGCAGGTGGACGAGCGGATCAACCGACTGCAGGGTGAATACGGCATCAGCTGCTTCATCCTCGACCACATCCTAAAGCTCGCATGGTCGGGCAAGATGGAAGATGCCGACGACTTCAAGAAGGCGAACCGGGCGACATCGACACTCAAGAACATCGCCATGAAGCGGAACATCCCGATCATCGCGCTCACCCACATCAACAAGAACAGCAACGATGGTCTGTGGGGCAAGACCTATCGCGACAAGCTGATGTCAGCCAAGCGCCGGCGCCCCACCTACAAATCCATGCTCGGCAACATCGATAAGGACGTGGACAACATGATCATCGTCCACCAGGCGCTGCCGGCCGTCGCAGGCATGGAGCCGGAAGAAGGCACAGACGACTATGCGCTGTGGGAAGATGCCATGAACGAAGTCCGCGGCCGGGCAGAATTCATCCTGGCGCTTTCGCGAGAGAACGAATTCCCGCGGCGCAAAGAGATCCAGTGGAACGGCGAGAGCACGAGCTTTGGCCCTCTGTTCAATCAGGCACCTGCAAGGGAGCTTTTCTCATGAATAAGTACGCCGCCTATGCCCATCCCCTCCGCCGCGGCTGGTGGGCCATGCTCCGCTTTGCCCGTGACGCCAAGCCCAAGCCCATCCTTGGGGAGAAGGGCGCACCGATCGTCTACGAGACGGAGCTGGACGCGCTGCGGGCCGTGAACCGGCATCTCCTGCAATACCTCAACTTCCCCATCGTCGGCGGAGAGTGCGAGCACACGCCCACCATACGGGAAGCGCGCAAGGCGAAGGCGGAGCGTTTGTTCGTCGGGGGCGGCAAGACCGTGGCCGTCGAAAGGCTGGAGGCTGCGGAATGAGCGCCAATCAGAAATTCTTCCTCATCCTCTGGGCGAGCACGGTCTTTGCGGCTGCGATCGGAAGCATGGGCTGCATCGCAGAGTGTGGGGTGCAGCCATGATCCAGGCAGCAGTCTACACCTCAGAAGCCGAGCTAATCGCCGCCTACAAGCTCAGGAGAGCGAAGGACGCCGAACGGGCACGAAGAGCCGCGACGGCCAATCAAAACGCGCCAGCGGTCAAGAGAGAGGCAGAGCCGAGGGATATGGAGTTCTTCCCTATCCCGCGCCGCCCGGCAGCATCGATCATCCCAGCCTGGCAGATCGCGGAGCTCTACTTCGACCACCACGTCAACGCATGGCGCTCATGGAAGGCGGAGGAGGGCATGAAGTGCAAGGCCCATATCCGCCGGCGCTGTGCCGACCTCGGCGTCTCCTATGACGATCTGATGGGGCCTTCCCGCAAGAAGAAGATCGTGCAGGCCCGCGATCTGCTGGCCTACGAGATCAAAACGACGGTGCGCCCTCAGATCTCATGGCCTGAGCTCGGCCGTCTGCTGAACCGCGAGCACAGCGCGATCTTCTATTCGGTAATGAAAATGCGGGCGGCAGCCGGCGACCCGGACGCGATCGCCAGCATCGAAAAGCGCAAGGCGCGGATGAACAAGGCCCGCGCGGCATTCAATTCCCGGAAGGAGCAAGGCGAATGAACATTTCAGTCAAAGCCCCATTCGTATGGACGGAGCGCAACACCGCCGCCGCGGCCGAAATGTGGAACGCCGGGAAGTCTGGTGGCGAGATAGCCGCTGCCATCGGCGCGTCCCGCAACGCCGTCATCGGCAAGGCCCATCGCAACCCGGAGCTTTTCGAAGATAAGGGCGGCACAGGGAAGGGCTGGCGCGGCGGCAAGGTTTTCAACCCGGACAGGCGCGAGTATAAGACCGTCATCAAGCCCGCCGCCGATCGCCGCATCAAGATCCGCAAGGCCGAGGCGGAGAAAGCCGCTGCAGCCCAGCGCCAGGCCATCCGCGAGGCGAGGGAAGCCGGATCCGCCTATGATGCCGAACGCCTCCCGCATGCCAAGACGCTACTCGAGCTAGGCGCCAAGGAATGCCACTGGCCGATGAATGATGGCGGGCCATTCCTGTTCTGCGCCTCAGAGGCCACCCACGGCGACCAGAAGGGCGATCCGAACTATTGCCGCTGCCATTACCTGCGCCGGCTGCCGTTGCGCGCAGCGAGCGATCTGGAGGGCGTATGAAGCACGACCTGGCCGAAGCGATACTGAAGGAATTCGACATCCAGATCGTTCCGGCCAACGTCGTGCCGGGGCCGAAGCAGACCCGTGCCGTCGCGACCATATCCCGGATCATCCGCCGATACGGTGAAGAGCACGCCCGCTTCGTGGTCATGACCATTGCCGAGACCGGAAATAACGACTGCCATATCGATGAGACCTCGATGTGGACCGTGTCGGACATCATCCTCGCCTTCTGGAAGAACTATCCCGACCTGATGGCGAATCACCCCAGCAAGTTCCTCGAGTTCTTCGACGGCGTCCCGGTGGGCATGCTCCAGTTTTGGCTTATCGGATTGGATGGTATAACCAGCAAGCGTGCAGCGCTGACGGGTTTGATTTGGGAAAGGGCGTGCCGGGTGTTTGGCGAGCGCCAGGGTGATCTCTTGGATGACAGAAGGATGCGGGCATGATCACAGGAAGAGAGATAGGCGAGCGGTTCATTCGAGCCGTCCAGATCATGGAAGGCCTCTATCGGGTGGGACCCGGCGGCGGCGGATCCTCATGGATAGCCATCCCCTACACCCAAGCGGACAAGAACGGCTGGGGAGCGGAACGGCTGGCCGCCGAGCGCAAGGCCTTCTGGAACTCCATCAACAATGCGCCGCGGCCTTGGGAGATCACCGAAGCCGAGGAAGCCCTTGGATGGCTCGTCCATGTGACCGACGAGGAAGAGCGGGTCTGCCTCATGAACTGGGCCGAGTGCATGGCGACCGAGGGGATTTTCAAGGTGTGGTGCAAGGCTCGCGGCATCCACGTCGAGACCGGCCGACGGAGGAAAGAGCGGGCAATCTTGCGCATTTTGTTAGCTTTATCCCGCAAGACATTGCAGCATAACGATAATGCTGCTTTCGACCTGTTGCGTGACCCCCCCGAAATGAGCGATAAAGACGTCAACATCGGAGAAGAAGGCGCAACGCACTTTCGAACTCCGGACGCCAAGCCGATGGCCTGCAACTTCGATACGGACCTGAACGGGTTCGACTGGGCCAACAAGCAGAACGCCAGGCGCCGCGAACGTGAAGCGCGCAAACGTCAGGCGGCATAGAGATAGAGGCGGTTGCCTCGAACGAGCAGGCCGGTTCGATCCCGGCTCGGTGGCTGAGATCTGGTGAAAGACGCGGTTCGATCCCGCGACGGGCGAAAGCCTAAGACAGTGCTCCAGTGGGTGTGGAGAAGCCCGCGTGTCCCCGGCGTTACGGGGGGCAAAGTTTCAGGCCAAGGCCGTGGAGAGCGGTCCTACCGGCGAAAGCCGGACTAACACAGTGGGAAGTAGCTCAGTCGGTAGAGCAGCGGACTGTTAATCCGCTTGTCGCAGGTTCGAACCCTGCCTTTCCAGCCAGATCGGGTGTAGCGCCCCACACAGCCCCGCCCCAGACCGTCAATCTGGTGGCGGGGTTTTCGTTTCAGGAGATGGTGATGCGGGTCCCTTCAAGGTGTGAGCCATGGATGGTTGCTAAACACCAGGCGGACAATCAGCTCTTCGTAGAGCAGCTGAAGCGCCTCTGCGCGGAAGACGCCGCGTCCCGTATCGATTTCGATCCGATGAAAGTGCAATGGGGTAATACCGCCCCACCTCTGCCTAAGAGGAAGGCGCGAAAGCGTGCAGCATGACCACCCCAGAGGAACGTGAAGCCGCATGCGCTCGCTTCCTCGAAGCGCAGGGCCTCGGATATGTCAGGCCGCTCGAAAGCGATGGCACGGTGTTCTGGGCGCTCTATGACGATTGCGGGCGCGCTCTTATCGCCAGCACCAACCGG